TTACGGGGTAATGCCAACCGCTGCCGCCACTTTGTCGCCACTTGGCAGCGTTGCCAGAGGATTGAAACGGAGCGCCGTTTCCAGATGATCCGGTGCCAGATGTGCGTAACGCATAGTCATTTTTATATCGTGGTGTCCGAGAATTTTTTGTAAGGCCAGAATGTTTCCACCCGACATCATGAAGTGCGCCGCAAACGTATGGCGCAGAACGTGTGTGAGTTGACCGCGAGGGAGCACGATAGACGTTTTTTCCATCACGGATAAAAATTGAAAATAGCAGTCTGTGAAGAAATTGAACCCATCAAGCGCCATGATCTCTTCGTAAAGCTCTTTACTGATAGGGATGCTTCTGTTTTTCTTCCCCTTCGTTCTTACAAAGGTAATTCGGTATTTGGTCACCTGTGAACGAGTAAGATTTACGGCTTCTCGCCAGCGTGCGCCTGTGCTTAAGCATATCTTAACTACCAGTGCCAGAATTGGGTCCTGACGTTTGCAATCAGCCAGTAATTCAACAATCTGCTCATGGGTAAGCCATGCCATCTCTTTTTCTGCGATGGTGAATTTTCGCATGTTCTCCAGTGGGTTCGGATACGACCATTCGCCCAGGCGGGATAGTTCGCTAAAAACACTACTTAGATAGCTTTGCTCCAGGTTAATGGTGACCGGGCTTGCTCCTTTCTTCCATTTCTCGCTGAAGTAGATCTCACCTGTCAGGCGTTTATCTCGATAGTGGGCAAACATTTTAGAGGTTAGATCAGTTGCAAGGGGATTGCCCAGAGCGTCAACCATCAGCAGCAATTTGTCATAGACATGCTGCCCAGCAGTCAGTGATTTACCATGTAGTTTGAACCATAGCTCAACCACGTCTTTCAGTGTTCGACGATCCACTGATTCACCTAGCCAGGGCTTTGCTTCGGTTTCTTCCATCGTGTGACGCTCAAAAGCCAGTGCTTCGCCTTTGGTGGCGAATTGTTTACGCACACGACGCCCACTACGTCCGGCGGGGTAACATTCGCAAAGCCATTTTCCTGTGGTGAGTTTTCGTACAGCCATAAAAAATGCCCTCCAATAGAGAGCATTTTTACTGTATGTATAACCAGTGTCAATGTATGAAATCCTGCGACCATACATCTCACTGAAGCCATAATGAAGTAGGCTATTCTTTTTGCTATGTGATCATGTAACTTTTGCGGTTAACCTGTGGCTCATTTTTATTTTAGGCGCAGATATAAAAGCAAAAGTTATCGTGAGTTTTTAGTACAGATTTTTTTGGATTTACTAATAGTTCCATCATTGCAAACGAATTTGCCATCAGAGGTACAGTGAGAAACACCTCCCTTTTTCCCTGAGCAGGGATAATTTCTAGCATAGGTAGCTAGTGGGTTTAATAACAAAGAACATGACAAAACCACAAAAAATACCTTACCAAGCATAATTTCCTCCCGGTACTATTTAACATACTTGACTGTTAAACTTATAATTTTACCAATTATTTCAATGTCTTCTATCTTACATTCAAAGGCTCTGTTTCCACCCTCGACGAAGATTCTTCCACCGGGTAAACGAGTAATGTCACGGATCGTTATTTCGCCATCAATACTTATTACCCATTTACCATCACGTATATCATCAAATTCCTTATCACAAATAAATTCAGAATTATTATCTGTGATTACAAAAAGATTCTTGAATGCCGACGGTAGAAATTCTCTATCGAAAATATAAAAACCGTCTTCACACAAGGCCCCATCAGATAATACATATTTAGCAACTTCCATAGTATTTGTATTACCTGAAGTTTGCTTTGAACCATGCCCGGTTGTGAGCCAATTAAGCGAGGTGCCTGTTTCAAGGGCGCACTGGATTACCCATTCTGCTGGGAATGAGTCACGCATGTAGCGTGTGGCGAGTGTACTTTTAGAGATTCCTAAATGATCGCACAACGCCTGTCGAGTCTTGAATCCATAAGCTTCTACCATGCGCTCTATGGCGCCTCGTCCGCCTTTCTCCAAATTCATGGTCACTCCAAGTGAACTTTTATCTTGACGATTTCACCGTGCGATCGTATGTTTATGGTGTTCACAAAATACAAACGATCCGTATTCGTCCTGATTAATCATCATTAAACGAGGAATGTTGCATCATGAGACCTAACATTTCAATCACTCTTACCACGCCTCATGTGACTATTGAACGCTATAGCGAGCTGACAGGGCTATCCATCGATACCATCAATGACATGTTGGCTGATGGACGCCTTATCCGTCACCGTCTGCGCAAAGATAAAAAACGCGAAAAAGTGATGATCAACATAGCAGCAATGACCGTTGATGCGCTTTCAGAATGCAATCTAAACCTTAATTAGTTCGATTCTGAAATACATCAGAGGCATTGACCATGTTTGATTACCAAGTTTCCAAACATCCACATTTTGATGAAGCCTGTCGTGCATTTGCACTGCGCCACAATCTGGTGCAACTGGCAGAACGTGCAGGCATGAATGTGCAGATTCTGCGGAACAAGCTGAACCCAGCTCAGCCTCATTTATTAACCGCACCAGAAATCTGGCTGCTTACCGATCTGACTGAAGATTCAACGCTGGTAGATGGTTTTCTGGCACAGATTCATTGTCTGCCATGTGTACCGATTAATGAGGTGGCAAAAGAGAAACTGCCACATTACGTCATGAGTGCAACCGCAGAGATCGGGCGTGTTGCTGCAGGTGCGGTGTCTGGCGATGTAAAAACCTGTGCCGGTCGTCGTGATGCTATCAGCAGCATTAACTCTGTAACACGACTGATGGCGCTGGCGGCTGTTTCATTGCAGGCCCGTTTACAGGCTAATCCTGCGATGGCGAGTGCAGTTGATACCGTGACTGGCCTCGGTGCTTCATTTGGTTTGCTGTGAGGTGCTTATGCTGACGAAAGAACCATCATTTGCATCGCTGCTGGTTAAACAAAGCCCGGCAATGCATTACGGTCACGGCTGGATCATGGGGGAGGATGGTAAACGCTGGCATCCGTGCCGTTCACAAGATGAATTGCTGGCAGAACTATCTACGAAAAAACGGGGGAACAAATGGCTATTGAAGGCACTGCGGCGACTGTTCCATTAAGCCCCGGTGAACGCCTGAATGGACTTAATCACATTGCGGAGTTAAGGGCGAAAGTTTTTGGCCTGAATATTGAGTCAGAGCTTGAGCGGTTTATTAAAGATATGCGTGATTCACGGGATATTAATAGCGAACAAAATAAACGGGCACTGGCTGCCATATTCTTTATGGCAAAAATTCCAGCTGAACGTCATAGCATCAGCATTAATGAGCTGACCACTGACGAAAAGCGGGAGTTGATTAAAGCAATGAATCATTTTCGTGCAGTGGTGAGCTTATTTCCCAGACGGCTAACCATGCCGAATTAACCAACTAATGAAATTAATGGCGTAAACCCGCCGGGCATCCCTTTATCTAAATTCAGGAGAATTGATTATGCGTAATATTGAAACCCTCTCGACCAAAACCGGACCGGATGACGCAGGGCTTAATATTTTACTGACAGAGGCTCGTCTGGAAGAACGCCGGGCAAGGGCTGAAGCAATGGCAGCTCGCCTTGATAGCCTGGCGTGTCATATCACATCCCGCCAGCTAACCCACGTCGAAGCGGCAGAACTGCTTCGTGTGACTGCTGAAGCAATCCAGAACGAAGCGCAGGAGATCCACTAATGGCTGATGCAATGGATCTCGTACAGCAGCGCGTTGAAGAAGAACGCCAACGCCATATCCGTGCTGCCCGTGCCAAAACGCCGGGCGTGTCCCGCGTGCTTTGCATTGAGTGTGAAGCGCCAATTCCGCCAGCACGCCGCCGTGCCATTCCGGGTGTGCAGCTTTGCATTACCTGTCAGGAAATCGCAGAGCTGAAAGGCAAACATTACAACGGAGGTGCTGTATGAGCACCATCCTGAAATGGGCGGGAAATAAAACTGCCATAATGTCCGAACTGAAAAAACATCTTCCTGCTGGCCCGCGACTGGTTGAACCTTTCGCGGGTTCCTGTGCTGTGATGATGGAGACGGATTATCCCAGCTATCTGGTTGCGGATATTAATCCTGATTTAATCAACCTCTATAAAAAGGTTGCCGCTGATTGTGAATCGTTTATATCTCGCGCCAGAGTTTTATTTGAGATCGCAAACAGGGAGGTGGCTTATTACAACATAAGGCAGGAGTTTAATTACTCAACTGAAATTACTGATTTCATGAAAGCGGTATATTTCCTGTATCTCAATCGTCACGGTTACCGTGGTTTATGTCGCTATAACAAGAGCGGGCATTTCAACATTCCCTACGGTAATTATAAAAATCCGTATTTCCCTGAAAAAGAAATTCGCGCATTTGCAGAAAAGGCCCAGCGAGCAACGTTTATCTGCGCCAGCTTTGATGAAACGCTGGCGATGTTGAAGGCGGGGGATGTGGTGTATTGCGATCCGCCGTATGACGGTACGTTTTCCGGCTATCACACTGACGGCTTCACTGAAGATGACCAGTATCACCTGGCATCTGTTCTTGAACATCGGTCATCAGAAGGACATCCGGTCATTGTTTCTAACAGTGACACATCCCTGATCCGTTCGCTGTATCGCAATTTTACTCACCACTACATCAAGGCAAAACGCAGCATCGGTGTGGCAGCTGGCGAGGGTAAATCAGCAACAGAAATCATTGCTGTTTCCGGGCCGCGCTGCTGGGTGGGATTTGATTATTCGCGTGGCGTGGATAGTTCTGCCGTGTACGGAGTACGTGCATGAGTCATGCCGATATGAACAACTGCTGCGGCTTTAACGAAGCTGCCGCATCGTTCTCATGGAACAGCTCGAAAAAGGCCATTAACCCTTATCTGGACCCGGTGGAAGTTGCGCCGGTTTCTACGCTTTCAAACCTGATCACTCTGTACGCTGCCGATAACGAGCAGGAACAGCTGCGCCGTGAGGCGCTGAGTGATCAGGTCTGGGAGCGTTATTTCTTTAATGAATCCCGTGATCCTGTCCAGCGCGAAATGGAACAGGATAAGCTCATTAGTCGGGCAAAGCTGGCGCATGAGCAGCAGCGTTTTAATCCGGATATGGTCATTCTGGCGGACGTCAACGCCCAGCCTTCCCATATCAGCAAGCCGCTGATGCAACGTATTGAATACTTCAGCAGCCTGGGCAGGCCAAAGGCTTATTCCCGCTATTTACGTGAGACGATTAAGCCATGTCTGGAACGACTGGAGCATGTACGCGACAGTCAGCTATCTGCATCTTTTCGCTTTATGGCAAGCCATGAAGGGCTGGACGGCCTGCTGATCCTGCCTGAAATGAGTCAGTTTCAGGTGAAACGCCTGTCCACCCTGGTAGCTGCGCATATGAGTATGTGCCTTGATGCCGCTTGTGGCGATTTGTATGCCACCGATGACGTTAAGCCAGAAGAAATCCGCAATACATGGGAAAGGGTGGCAGCGGAAACCCTGCGTCTGGATGTCATCCCGCCTGCGTTTGAGCAACTCCGTCGGAAAAGAAACCGCCGTAAACCCGTGCCCTATGAACTCATTCCGGGTTCGCTGGCGCGTATGTTGTGCGCCGACTGGTGGTATCGGAAATTATGGAAGATGCGTTGCGAATGGCGGGAAGAGCAGTTGCGTGCTGTCTGCCTTGTCAGCAAAAAAGCATCTCCCTATGTCAGCTATGAAGCCGTGTTGCATAAACGTGAGCAGCGCCGTAAGTCGCTGGAGTTTTTCCGTTCTCATGAACTGGTGAACGAAGACGGCGACACGCTAGACATGGAGGATGTGGTAAACGCCAGCAGCAGCAACCCTGCGCATCGCCGCAATGAGATGATGGCCTGTGTTAAAGGTCTGGAGCTTATCGCGGAAATGCGCGGTGACTGCGCCGTTTTCTACACCATCACCTGTCCGTCACGTTTCCATTCCACGCTAAATAACGGCAGGCCCAACCCGACCTGGACAAATGCGACGGTAAGACAAAGCAGCGATTATCTGGTCGGTATGTTTGCTGCATTTCGTAAGGCGATGCACAAAGCCGGGTTGCGCTGGTATGGCGTGCGGGTGGCTGAGCCGCATCACGACGGCACAGTTCACTGGCACCTGTTGTGTTTCATGCGCAAAAAAGACCGCCGCTCCATTACAGCATTGTTGCGTAAGTTTGCTATCCGTGAAGACCGCGAGGAGCTGGGCAATAACACGGGGCCGCGCTTTAAGTCTGAGCTGATTAACCCGCGCAAAGGAACGCCGACAAGCTACATAGCGAAATACATCAGTAAGAACATTGACGGGCGTGGTCTGGCTGGCGAGATCAGCAAGGAAACGGGTAAATCTCTGCGTGATAACGCTGAATACGTGAATGCCTGGGCGTCTTTGCATCGTGTTCAGCAATTCCGCTTCTTTGGCATTCCGGGGCGTCAGGCTTACCGTGAACTGCGATTGCTGGCTGGTCAGGCGGCAAGGCAAAAGGGGGACAAAAAAGCAGGTGCGCCGGTACTGGATAACCCGCGCCTTGATGCCATCCTGGCTGCTGCTGATGCTGGTTGTTTTGCCACCTACATCATGAAGCAGGGCGGCGTACTGGTTCCCCGTAAATATCACCTCATCAGAACCGCTTATGAAATCAACGAAGAGCCGACCGCCTATGGCGATCACGGCATTCGTATTTATGGCATCTGGTCACCCATTGCAGAGGGCAAGATCTGCACTCATGCAGTGAAGTGGAAAATGGTTCGTAAAGCCGTTGACGTTCAGGAGGCGGCAGCCGACCAGGGCGCTTGCGCCCCTTGGACTCGTGGCAATAACTGTCCCCTTGCTGAAAATTTGAACCAACAAGGGAAAGACAAATCAGCTGATGGGGATACCAGGACGGACATTACCCGCATGGATGACAAGGAGTTGCACGATTACCTGCACAGTATGAGCAAAAAAGAGCGCCGGGAACTGGCTGCAAGGTTACGCCAGGTGAAACCGAAACGGCGTAAAGACTACAAACAGCGAATTACAGACCATCAGCGACAGCAGCTCATCTATGAACTGAAGTCCAGAGGATTTGATGGCAGCGAGAAAGAGGTCGATTTACTCCTTCGCGGCGGCAGTATTCCGTCAGGAGCAGGCCTGCGTATCTTCTATCGGAACCAGCGTTTGCAGGAAGATGATAAGTGGCGAAACCTGTATTAATTACGCGGGTTAACAATTCGTGCTCTTAATAATACCAGGCATATCAGGCTGATGAACGTAAAAAAACGTTTTACATCAGTAATATTATTATATACTGTAAATATAAACAGTGGTTATACATACAGTATTGCTTGTGGTGTCATAGGAGGAAAGATGCAGGACTATTTTTTGGAGTCTTTGAAGCTCCAGCGCATTGATTTTTTTCTTAAGCTTGTAGCGGCTAGTGAGTGTAGTGATGAAGAGAAGGGGCTGGCTTTGCAGTGGGTTTCTGAACTGACAGATGAACTCATGGCAAAAATCAGAACCCACGAATACAACCGCTCAATGGATGTCATCAGCTGAGGTGACTTTTATGCGCATCGAAATAATGATCGATAAAGAGCAGAAGATTAGCCAGTCTACCCTGGACGCCCTTGAATCCGAGCTTTACCGCAATCTGCGCCCCCTATATCCAAAAACGGTAATTCGCATCCGCAAAGGTAGCTCTAACGGTGTGGAACTGACCGGACTGCAACTGGACGAAGAAAGGAAGCAAGTGATGAAAATTATGCAGAAAGTGTGGGAAGACGACAGCTGGCTGCATTAAGAAACGTTGCTGGCGCCTGAACTTGCTTCTGGCGTCAGCAAGGTTGAACTACGAGCCCTTGCGAGGCGTTAGCTCTGTAGTGCATGTCTATGCCGCATGAGATCGCATGATCGTTTGAGGATCGTTTTTGCTAAGGCCCGCCAGAACTGGCGGGCTTTTGCGTAGATCATGCAGGTGCATGAAAACCACTACATAAAGCGGGCAGGCGTGGCGGGGATACGAGCGCGCGCTTAGCCATGAATCTGTGGACTTGATGGTGAAGCTAAGGTAATTTGTATCAAAAAAAAGCAGTACAATAGGGATATATAGAGTGGCGTTATCAGATGCGTTAATTACAGTAAATCAAGCCGAACGGGGCGGTGAAAACGCGTTGAGAGGCTTTTCATATCAAGCCTCTTGGGGGATAAATTATTTACTTGAGAAACAAAAAGAAAAGGAGAAATATTTATTTCTATTTGAATATCATGACGATATTCTTGTATTGAATTCATCTGTTTCTCCGACTAGTGCTGAGTTTATCCAAGTTAAAACAAAAAAAGATGGTAAATGGACACTCGCAGCAATAGTGAACGCAACAAAAGCTAAACCTAAATCATTTGTTGCAAAACTATATGACCATTTCTATCAATTCGTTGGTCACGAAATTTATATGGTTCTGTTATCGAATGCTGGATTCGATTTCTTAAATGATAATAACGAAAAAGGTAGTGATCTTAATAATGAGCATAAGGAAATTATAATTAGTAAGGTTCAAGAGCAGCTAAATACTAAAAAAGAAGTTCCTCTTGATAAAATAAAATTTAAAACATCTGATCTTAGTTTGTTAGATCCTAACTCACATTTATACGGGAAAGTTGCAGTTTTTTTGAATTCTTACTTTGGGGATGATCATGGTATTAATTCAACAGCATTCACTAAATTATTAATCAATAAGTGTAATGAGAAGGTTAGTGTTGCTTCTAGTGATATCAAAACTTTTGAAGATTTAGTACTAAAGAAAGGTATATCTTCAGAATTTGTAACTGATTTATTATCTGGACTCATTGCAAGCATAAAAATAACGCCAAAATGGGAACAGGTTTGTATGTTGCTTGGTACTTTCTCAGATCCTTATGAGGGGATTAAATTACAATCAGTTTTTACACGCATATCAATAAAAGTGCTCAATGTCAATTCAATATACTATCTTTATTTTCTGGAATTTCAATCGGCTCTAAAGAGTATAGAGCATTATCGTGAGATACCTGTTCGAGACCTCTTCTTTACACTCGAAAAAACAATTGCAGCGGGGGACGGGGATTTCTCTTTATTAAATCAAGAAGAGAAATTTATGATTGCTATATATGCAATTATAAAGTTGACTTTTGAGGATGTTTCTTATGAAGAATAACGTTAAATTTAAAAATATAAAAATACTCTCATTAAGAGACAGAAAAGCTTTTTCTTATGAGTTTTCAGAAGGGGTTAACTTCATATATGGTACAAATGATGTTGGTAAATCAAGCCTGATTAAAAGTCTTTATTACACATTAGGTGGAGATTTAAGGCTTGATGATGCTTGGAAATCAGATGATATAGTTACACTGGTGGAAATTAATAACGGGGAAAATGATTTTATTTTTTTGCGTTATAAAAAGATTATTGGTGTCTTTGATTTGAAGAATGATGATCTAGTCGTGTATAACACGATTTCGTCATTAGCATCTCGTGTTTCAAATATATTTGGTTTTAAACTGGAATTACATAATAAATATACGGGTGCTACGACTCAGGCAAACCCTGCTTGTTTGTTTGCCCCATTCTTTATTGATCAGGATGAAGGATGGAAAGCGGTGATAAATTCTTTCGAAAACATGAGTATGTACTCAGAATGGCAAAAAAACATTCTTTACTATCACTCTGGAATTAAGCCAAAGGAATATTATACAGTTCAAGGGAAAATCAAAGAAATTAAAGTTAAAATTTCAGAGTTAGATGGTTTTGTTAAGGTTCTAAAAAGAAGCAAAAGTAAGATTGATGAATCTTTTGGCGTGGTTTTATTTGATGTCGATTTGGATTTTTATAAATCAAAGTTGGAACGTATATTAAATGAATATTCTAATTTAAATTTAGTTCAGACAGAATATAGATTGAATCTTTTGAGGTTATATTCTAGGAAGAATTTCCTTGAGAGTGAACTCAAAGAGATAACTGCGATTATTGATAATGAATTTGAGATTTCGAATTTTCGAGATGATAATGTTGCTTATTCAGTAAATGAATATAATTATATAAACCATAGAGATGAAATGCTCAAAAACATTGCTGTTCTTGCAGATGAGAAAAGCAAGATTGAGGAAAATATTCCTAAATTGAATCAAAAGCTAGAAGAGTCAAGGGCTGCTTCAGAGGCGTTGCAGGCGCTGATTTTAGAAACTCAATCGGAAATAACGCTTCATGATGTTATTAAATCTGCCGCATACCATGAAATTGAATCTACTTTTATTTCACAGTTAGATGAGTTATTCGTTGAGATTGGTCGAAAAGAAGGCGAGTTGACAGAATTACAAGAAGAATTAGAAGTATACAATGATAAGAAAAGAACTGTTAAAATAAATGACTGTTTCAAAGAGTATTTCGCTAAAGCTCTTAAAGAGCTTGGTGTCGAAAATACAAAGGTAGGTGGCCTTAGTAGTTATAATAATATTACTAAGGGTAAGACTGGTAGTCGAGGTCCTCGAGGTATATTTGCATTTCACTACGCGCTGCTTAGTGTTATGAAAAGCAACTCTTCAGTTGAGAATATGCCTATAGTAATAGACTCTCCAAAGCAACAAGATTTGGATCCAGAGCATACGCATAAGCTTATAAAACTATGCTTGGATGGGTTTTCCCTTACAAATCAGATTATTATTGGAACTGTTGGTTATGAGAGTTTCATGGATGGTTTTAATAGCATCAAACTTGAAAATAAATATCATCTTTTAAATGATGAACATTATGATAATGTTTATTCTCAATTAATGCCATTGTTTGAACGGGTGATACTTTCAAGATGAAAATATGGCCTCAGAAATGAGGCCGACTAAATTATCTTAATTAAATTTTTAGTTCGTAGGTTGAAAAATTTATAATTCTATCGTTTAACCAATTATTTATTTCTAGAAACATTTTTTGTAGAGGCAGTAGCTCATTTCGTACAAATACTGTGCTTGCCTTTTCGATATCCCCAAACCCCCCGACATTATTAGGCATTATCCCCATCATTTGTGGCGGCACACGATGCGCCGCCATCATGTCGTCCCGGCTCACGTTCTTGATATTCAGGAACTCATCCTTCGCCGCCACTTCTGACAACGGGATAATCTGAAGCCCGTCCTTTTTACCGTTAGGCGAGTACATAAACAGGTTACGGAAGTTACCAGGACCTTTGGCGCTTTTCATCGCATTGCGGAGGTTGTTCACATCCTCCTGGTTCTGCGCAGCATCGGTCATGTACATGATGAAGCCTGCATGACTGCCGTTAATGTAATACTTGCGGCGGAACAGCGTGGCGGACTCGTTGAGCAGAGCTGACGGAATGGCAGAAAGATAACCGGGCAGGCCGTAGATCTCCTGGTTAATGTCCGGTTCCATCAGATGAAAAATGCTGCCTTTCGTGAACTGATACGGCTGGGTTGTCATACCGTATTGCACAAACCAGTAGGTATCCAGGTCTAACCCGCGTCGGGTGTATTTTGCCAGTGTAGGCTCAAGGGCGATAACTTCACCGAAGCGGTTCGTGCGTTTCTCCAGATAAGCGTTACCAAATACCAGATAGTCCTGCACAAAACGTGAAAAAGCCTGCTGGCTGAGAAGCGGGTGAGGGATGTAGGTACTGGTCAGAATGTTGCATTTCACCGCAATTGGTGAACTGTGATGCACGGCAGCGCGGAAGGTTCGCGCCAGTCCGTCAAAACTCACTGGCGGCTCATACCAGCGATCTGTCTGTACGCATTCTACATAGTCCAGCAGTTCGCGGCGGTCCAGAACAGGAACGGGATCGCCAAAGCTGAATGCTTCGGCTGAAGTCTGGCTTTTGTGCTGAATCTGGTTCGTCGACACAGCGCGGTTCTTCTTACTCTTTCCCATCAAAAAATCTCCACAATATTGCTGGTATTGGCGGACTCGCCCTGCAGCGGTTCGTTAAACAGTGCGTGCATTGTTGCCCACGCCAGATCGGCATGGCTGGCTTCTTCGCTGCGGCTGGCTTCATAGGTCGGGCGGTTGCCGCTGGCGGTGGTGGCGCGACGGATTGCCATAAATGACTGCGCTATGTCGGTGTGTCCGGCGTCAAACTCCAGACGGCGGTGACTGATAATGTCGTAGGCCTTGAGTACCAGGGCATTTTTAACGTTGGGGTTGTAGACAAACTCCCGGACGGCAGGAAAAAACGCTTTCACGTTCTCGTAAACCCCGTGACCGACGCCGGTTGAGTCGATACCGATGTATGTCACGTTGTACTGTTCAGTCAGTTTTTTGATGGCGTCAGCCTGGGCGCGGAAGTCCATCCCGCGCCACTGGTGACGCTCAAGAATGCGGAACTTACCGCCCGGCACGGCTGGCGGTGCCACCACCACGCATCCGGCGCTGTCGCCGTTCTGCGTACCTTTTGCCGGGTCATAACCGATCCACACTTCGCGCCAGCCAAACGGGCGCAGCGCCAGTGCATGAAAGTCGGTCCAGACTTCCCAGCTGTCCACCATGCACGCCTGTAGTTCGCTGAGCGGGAACACGGACGCGAGATCGTCCACAAACTCGCACATCAGCAGGTTCTGGTATTCGTCCGGGCTGTATTCCATGCGCAACTGGTCAAGGTCGAACAGGTTACAGCCACCGCGCACCGCATCTTCCACGGTGACTATCTGGCGGTATTGCCCGTCAGCGCACAGCAGGCCGGGGGCCAGATTGCTGTGGGACAGATCAATGTCCACCTTGTCGGCTTTGTTGCGTCCACGGTTGAACAGCGCACCGGACCAGAACGGATAAGCACTGTGGGTCAGGCTGGATGGTGTGGAAAAATAGGTCTGCCGCCATTTCTTGTGAATAGCCATACCGGAAGCCACTTTGCGTAGCTCCTGAAATTTCGGTATCCAGAAATATTCATCCAGATACAGGTTGCCGTGATAACTCTGGGCCGTGCGGGCATTGGTGCCGAGGAAGTAAAGCGTGGCCCCGTTAGGAAGCACCATCGGATCGCCTTTCAGTTCCACATCCACTTCTTTGGCGAAGTCGATGATGTACTGCTTAAAGACGTGGGCCTGTGCCTTACTGGCGGAAAGGAAAATCTGGTTACGTCCGGTAAGCAGGGCGTCAATCAGGGCTTCACGGGCAAAGTAAAAGGTCGCGCCGATCTGGCGTGACTTCAGCAGGTTGCGGATGCGGTTGGTTTTTCCGGCTTCCCACCAGTGGCGCTGGTAGTTGAACATGGAGGAATGGAAGATTTCTTCCAGCTTCTCAATCTGTTCATCGGTGAAGACATTCTTTTCCGGCTGACGGCGCGGGCCTTTGTTGCGGTTGGCGACGTTAGGGTTTAAGTCAGCTTCGTTGCCGCCATTGTTAAACTTGCCGATCCGCGCGTGGCGCTCAGACTGGCGCGCCAGCAGGTCAATCTCTTTGAAATCTTTCCCTTCTTTGTGCTCCTTCATAATGAGCTGGCAGTAGCGTGCGGCGGTGGTGAGCTGCATCTGATCCAGCGGCCCATAGTCACCCCACTTGTCGCGTTTTTTCCAGCTGTGAACGGTTGCAACTTTCTCGCCCAGCATTTCAGCAATGCGGGCTACGCGGTATCCCTGAAAGTACAGCAGCATGGCCTGCCGACGGGGATCGAGATCTGCGGGTGTCAGTGTGGTGTTCATGGCACAAACCTACAGCCTTGAATGAAGGCTTTCCCCGCCTGCGGTTTGTGTGGTTGTCGGTACAAATACCGCGCATTGTTTCACTGCCCCCATCACCGCAACCATAAGGCTCCAGTAAGTTTTTTCTAACGGAGCACGGCTCATGACAGTGAAAGCAAAGCGTTTTCGCATCGGGGTGGAAGGTGCCACCACCGACGGACGCGAAATCCAGCGAGAATGGCTGGAACAGATGGCAGCCAGCTACAACCCGGCGGTGTATACCGCGCTGATTAACCTTGAGCACATCAAGTCTTATCTGCCGGACAGCACCTTTAACCGCTACGGCAAGGTGACGGCGCTGTTTGCTGAAGAAATCACGGAAGGTCCACTGGCAGGCAAGATGGCGCTGTATGCCGACGTTGAGCCAACGGAGTCCCTGGTGGAGCTGGTGAAAAAAGGCCAGAAATTATTCACCTCTATGGAAGTCAGCCCGAAGTTCGCTGATACGGGCAAAGCCTACCTGGTTGGCCTGGCTGCCACTGATGACCCTGCCAGTCTGGGCACTGAAATGCTGACATTCAGCGCCAGTGCAGCCCATAACCCGCTGGCAAACCGCAAGCAGAATCCTGCCAATCTCTTTACCGCTGCAGAGGAAACGGTGATCGAACTGGAAGAAATCCAGGAGGACAAGCCGTCCCTGTTTGCCCGCGTCACGGCGCTGTTCACCAAAAAAGAGCAGTCCGACGATGCCAGGTTCTCTGATGTGCATAAGGCCGTGGAGCTGGTCGCCACTGAGCAGCAGAACCTGAGCGCACGCACCGAAAAATCCCTGTCTGAGCAGGAAGAACGTCTGTCTGAGCTGGAGACTGCCCTGCAGGCACAGCAGACCGCCTTTAACGAACTGGTGAATAAGCTGAGTCATGAAGACAGCCGCCAGGACTACCGCCAGCGTGCAACAGGCGGTAACACCCCCGCTGACACTCTGACCAATTGCTGATGGAGCACAAAACCCGATGAAGAAGAATACCCGCTTTGCTTTTAACGCTTACCTGCAGCAGCTGGCGCGTCTGAACGGTGTGGCAGTTGAAGAACTGTCCAGCAAATTCACTGTGGAGCCGTCTGTGCAGCAGACGCTGGAAGACCAGATCCAGCAGTCCGCCGCTTTCCTGACGCTGATTAACGTCACGCCAGTGACTGAGCAGTCTGGTCAGCTGCTGGGGCTGGGTGTTGGCAGCACCATTGCCGGAACCACTGACACCACCGCGAAAGAGCGTGAACCTGTCGATCCGACGCTGATGGTCGATGTGGAATATAAATGCGAGCAGACCAACTTTGACACGGTGCTGACCTACGCGAAGCTGGACCTGTGGGCGAAGTTTCAGGATTTCCAGGTGCGTATCCGTGACGCCATCGTGAAACGTCAGGCACTGGACCGCATCATGATCGGCTTTAACGGCGTGAAGCGTGCGAAAACCTCCAACCGTAGTGAAAACCCGCTGCTGCAGGATGTGAACAAAGGCTGGCTGCAGAAAATCCGTGAGGATGCACCAGATCACGTCATGGGCAGCACCACCACGGGCGGCGAAACCACACCGGGTGCGGTGAAAGTCGGGAAAGGTGGCGAATATGCCAACCTGGACGCTGTGGTGATGGATGCGGTCAATGAGCTTATCGACGTGGTCTACCAGGACGATGACGATCTGGTGGTGATTTGCGGTCGTGAACTGCTGTCTGACAAGTATTTCCCGCTGGTCAACAAAGAGCAGGAAAACAGTGAAAAATTGGCAGCCGATATGATTATCAGTCAGAAACGCATGGGCGGTCTGCAGGCCGTGCGTGCGCCGTTCTTCCCGCCGAATGCGCTGCTGATCACCCGTTTGGATAACTTGTCCATCTACTGGCAGGAAGACACCCGCCGCCGTTCAGTTATCGACAACCCGAAACGTGACCGGATTGAAAATTTTGAATCCGTTAACGAAGCCTACGTGGTTGAGGACTACCGCTGCGCCGCACTGGTGGAAAACATCCAGATTGGCGACTTCAGCGCCGCCGCAGCAGAAGCCGGAGCGTAAACCATGAGCCTGAGTCCCGCACGGCAGCATCGCCTGCGCGTTCAGGCTGAACAGGCCGCCCGCGAAGGCGGCAGCGTTCGCCACGCGTCGGGCTATGACCTGATGCTGCTGCAACTGGCGGAGGACCGCCGCCGTCTCAAGGGCGTTCAGTCCACGGTGAAAAAAGCGGAAATAAAGGTGGAGCTGCTGCCGAAATATGCCGCCTGGGCGGAGGGCGTCCTGGCTGCCGGAGGCGCTCAACAGGATGACGTGCTGATGTACGTGATGCTGTGGCGCATTGATGCCGGAGATTATGCCGGGGCGCTGGAGATCGGGCGTCATGCCCTGCGTCATGGTTGGGTGATGCCGCTGGGTAACCGCAACGTGCAGACCGTGCTGGCAGAGGAAATGGCAGATGCAGCGCAGAGCGCAATGCTTGCCGCCACCGGCTTTGATGCCGATCTGTTGCTGCAGACGCTGGAGCTGACAGACGGTCTGGATATGCCGGACCAGTCACGGGCGCGTCTGCATAAAGCGATTGGCGCTGTCCTGAGTGAAAGCAATCCGGCTTCCGCCCTTAATCATCTCAACCATGCGTTACAGCTCGATCCCCGCTGTGGCGTGAAAAAAGACAAACAGCAGCTGGAGCGCAGACTGCGCAATGACAGCCGCTGACAGAACGTGCCCCCGCGCACGGGCGGCACGGGGTGGCGAAAGGCACCGCCACATCAAAACCCCGTCCACCGCCCTCTATTTCAGGAGAAAGCAGCATGAAGTTTGTTGCGCCAGAACAGGCACCGGAACAGGCGGAAATCATCAGAAATACGCCGTTCTGGCCTGATGTGGACCTGTCGGAGTTTCGCAGTGTCATGCGCTCTGACGGCACGGTGACGCAGCCGCGTTTAAAACAGGTTGCCCTGTCGGCAATTTCGGAGGTCAACGCTGAGCTGTATGAGTTTCGCAGACGCCAGCAGATGCTGGGGTATGCCTCGCTGGCAGAGGTTCCGGCGGAACAGCTGGACGGCAAAAGTGAGCGCATTCAGCACTATTTCAACGCGGTTTACTGCTGGGCACGCGCCATGCTCAACGAACGTTACCAGGACTATGACGCCACGGCATCCGGTGTGAAGCGGGGCGAGGAACTGGCGGAAGCAAGCGGTGATTTATGGCGTGACGCCCGCTGGGCCATCAGCCGGGTGCAGGATGCGCCGCACTGCACAGTGGAGCTTATCTGATGAAAGTGCGTGCGCATCAGTATGACACGGTGGACGCGCTTTGCTGGCGTCATTACGGGCGCACGCAGGGTGTCACGGAGCAGGTACTGAAGGCAAATCCGGGGCTTGCCGAATACGGCCCCTTTTTACCTCACGGGCTGCAGGTGGAGCTGCCGGACATTCCGACCACCACCACCGTGCAGACCGTCCAGCTATGGGACTGAATTATGACACTTGAGCGAATCAGCGCCTTTATCACGTATTGCATCGCCGTCGTGCTGGCCTGGCTGGGCGATTTGTCCATCAAGGATGCCTCAACGCTGGGGGGCCTGATGATTGGTGTGCTGATGCTGGCTATCAACTGGTACTACAAACACAAAGCCTACCAGCTTCTGCGCGACGGGCAGATCTCGCGGGAGGATTATGAATCCATCAATCGTTAAACGCTGCCTTGTCGGGACCGTGCTGGCTATTGCTGCCACGCTGCCGGGTTTTCAGCAGCTTCACACCTCCGTGGAGGGACTGAAACTGATTGCCGATTACGAAGGCTGTCGTCTGCAGCCGTATCAGTGCAGCGCGGGTGTCTGGACCGACGGCATTGGTAATACGTCGGGCGTCATTCCCGGCAAAACCATTACGGAACGACAGGCAGCAGAAGGGCTGATCTCCAACGTGCTACGTGTGGAGCGGGTGCTGGAAAGGTGTGTGAAGCAACAGCCGCCGCAGAAGGTGTATGACGCGGTGGTGTCGTTTGCCTTCAACGTGGGAACGGGCAATGCCTGCAGTTCCACGTTGGTGAAATTGCTCAACCAGCGGCGCTGGGCGGATGCGTGCCGACAGTTGCCGCGCTGGGTGTATGTAAAAGGTGTGTTTAATCAGGGGCTGGATAACCGCCGTGCGCGGGAGATGGCCTGGTGTTTACAGGGAGCAAACTGAAATGAAAAAGAAATTAATCAGCGGACTGTTTCTGATGTTATGGATGGCGCTGTTAATCGCAGCAATGGTGTATCCGCAGGGGATTTTTCCGGTACTGGCAGCGTCCGGCGTTTGGGTAGCCTGTTTGCTGACATGGGCGGTAATTCCGGTAGCACTGGCTGCGTTAATTAAGAATGGCCCGCTCTGGCAGGAGTTAAGGGGATCTTTGCTGAAGACCATTACCCGAAAAGAAAACGTATTTATCAGTTGGGTGATGCGATTGCTGATTGTCGTAAGTCTCGCCTGGACGGGGTGGGCTATTACCCTGGTCTTTTATCTGCTGACCGTTATTGCCTTCTGGATCACCCGTAATCAGATGGCGCAACAGGTAGCAGCATGAACCGGTTGCTGCTGGTTGTGCTGGCGTTATTACTGGCGGCGCTGGGCTGGCAGACGTGGCGGCTGGCTGATGCCAGCCAGACCATTAGCACGCAGGCAGGCGAGCTGCAGAGCAAAAGCCAGGCACTGGCAAAGAGCAACAGCCAGCTTATTAGCCTGTCCATTCTGACTGAAACCAATAACCGGGAGCAGGCGCGGCTCTATGCCGAAGCAGAACAGACCAGCGCGCTGCTGAGACAACGACAACACCGGATCGAGGAACTGAAACGTGAGAACGAGGATTTACGCCGCTGGGCTGATACTCCTTTGCCTGCTGACATTATCCGGCTGCGGGAACGTTCGGCACTCACCGGAGGTGCAGCTTATCGTCAGTGGTTGTCCGCGAGTGACACCGTGTCGGCTGGAGCAGGCAGCGCCGCGCACTAACGGTGATCTGAACGCGTTGTTGGATGAAACGGAGGCCGCCTGGGCGGTCTGTGCAGACAAAGTGGACATGATTATTGCGTGTCAGGAGCGAAACAGTGAACAAACCACAATCCCTGCGCCACGCCCTCAATAAAGCGGTGCCTTATGTCCGCAATAACCCGGACAAACTGCATCTGTTTGTGGATAACGGTTCGCTGGTTGCCACGGGGGCCAGCTCCATGTCATGGGAGTACCGCTATACCCTGAACGTGGTGATAGAGGATTTCAGTGGCGACCAGAATCTGCTGATGGCCCCGGTTTTACTGTGGCTTCGGGATAACCAGCCCGATGCCATCAATAACCCGGCGTTACGGGAAAAGCTATTCACCTTTGAGGTGGATATTTTGCGCAACGATGTCTGTGATATCAGCCTTAACCTGCAATTGACGGAACGTGTGCTGGTCAGTACTGACGGCAGTGTGTCGAGCGTTGAAGCTGTAGCAGAACCCGATGAACCTGAAGAAATGTGGACGGTGAAACGTGGCTGAACTGCAGAAGGTGGACGACTGGCTGAGTGCCTTGCTGGCGAATCTGGAACCAGCCACGAGAAGCCGCATGATGCGCCAGCTGGCGCAGGAACTGCGCCGGACACAGCAGCAGAATATCAGGATGCAGCGCAATCCAGATGGCAGCAGTTATGAACCGCGCAGGGTAACAGCACGCAGCAAAAAAGGCCGCATCAAACGTCAGATGTTTGCAAAGTTGCGCACCACAAAATACCTGAAAACTGCCGCCAGCGCCGACTCTGCCAGCGTACAGTTTGAAGGCAAGGTGCAGCGTATTGCCCGTGTTCACCATTACGGTCTGCGTGATCGCGTCAGTCGCAAAGGACCGGAGGTCCGTTACGCAGAGCGCCGCCTGCTGGGTGTAAATGATGATGTTGAGGCAATGACCCGCGACATGATTCTGCAATGGCTGGCGGGGTGATCTTTGTATCAGCACTGATACAAGTTGCAGCACTGCCGCCTTTCTTCCCCTGATGGCAACCTTTCTCTATGAACGCACAATTAACCGAAATCATGCGCCTTATCACCAACCTGATCCGCACAGGGGTAGTCACCGAAGTGGACAGGGAAAACTGGCTTTGCCGGGTGAAAACGGGCGAGCTTGAAACCAACTGGATCAGCTGGCTGACGCTGCGTGCCGGGAATGCCCGTACATGGTGGCGACCATCGGAAGGTGAGCAGGTGGTGCTGCTGAGTCTGGGCGGCAATCTGGAAACCGCCCTTTGCGCTGCCCGCTGTCTATTCGAATCAGTTCGCACCACCGTCGACGTCGGCGGACGCCTGCGTGACAGAACATCCTGACGGTGGCTGGTTTGAATACGAACCCGCCACCGGGCGCTGGTATGTCAGGGGCATCAAATCAATGGTCATTGAGGCTGCTGACAACATCACCATGAAAACCAGTGAGTTTGTACTGGAGGCTGACCGCACGCGCATTAACAGCGAAGTGGTGATCAATGGTGGCGTTACCCAGGGCGGCGGAGCGATGAGTTCTAACGGAATTGTGGTTGATGCGCATCAGCATACTGGCGTCCTGAAAGGCGGCGATACAACCGGAGGCCCGGTATGACGCTTTATAGCGGATGAACAATACCAGCGGCAAAGTCATTACTGATATTGATCATCTGCGCCAGTCGGTGCGGGACATTCTGCTGACGCCGCAGGGTAGCCGCATTGCTCGTCGGGATATGGTTCCCTGCTGTCGGCACTGATAGATCAGCCACAAAATCCGGCGTTACGCCTGCAGGTTATGTCGGCTGTGTATGTGGCACTGAGTCGCTGGGAGCCACGGCTGACGCTGGATTCCATCACTATTAACAGCAATTTTGACGGTTCAATGGTGGTGGCGCTGAACGGGCGGGTAATAACGGTGCCTGTTTCCCTTTCCGTATCAACAGGCAGAGAATGGCAGTGATTGACCTTTCGCAGTTGCCTGCGCCGCAGATTGTGGATGTGCCGGACTTTGAGACGCTGCTTGCCGAACGCAAGGCCGAATTTGTTGCGCTTCATCCGAAAGATGAGCAGGAAGCAGTGATCCGCACGCTGGAACTGGAATCTGAACCCGTCACCAAATTGCTGCAGGAGAATGCTTACCGTGAGTTGCTTCTGCGCCAGCGCATTAACGAAGCCGCGCAGGCTGTGATGGTGGCTTACGCGATGGGCAGCGATCTTGACCAGCTCGCTGCCAACTACAACGTGAAACGCCTGACGGTGACGCCTGCTGATAATGACGCTGTGCCGTCCGTTGCAGCTGTGATGGAAAGCGATGAAGCGTTACGCCTGCGTGTGCCTGCAGCCTTTGAAGGG